TTAAACTTAACTTCTCCAGCGCGCCTACTGTGGCTAAGTTCTTTAAGAGCAAGGGATTTGTGAGGGGATTAATGGGGCCGGTTGGTTCGGGTAAGTCGTATGCCTGTTGTGCTGAAATATTTCGCCGCGCTGTGGAGCAAAAGCCGAGTCCTAGGGACGGTATAAAGTATTCTCGGTGGGCGATTGTGCGAAATACGCACCCGATGCTGCGAACCACTACGCTAAAAACGTGGCTGGAGTTATTGCCTGAGAATATCTGGGGGCCGGTAAAGTATTCGCCGCCCATAACGCATCACATTAAGCTACCGCCCCGTGATGGTGCCTCTGGTATTGATATGGAAGTTATTTTCTTAGCCCTCGATGACCCTAAAGATGTACGGAAGCTGTTATCTTTGGAATTAACGGGTGCCTGGGTCAATGAGTGTCGTGAGTTACCCAAGGCAGTGATTGATGGCTTGACGCATCGTGTAGGTCGTTATCCTACTAAAGCTGATGGCGGTGCATCGTGGCATGGAATTATTCTTGATACCAATAGCATGGACGATGACCACTGGTATTACAAAGCAGCTGAGAAAGAGCGCCCTGTTGGGAAGTTTGCTTGGGAGTTTTTCAAGCAGCCTGGTGGTGTTCTTGAGGTTCCTTTGGAAGAATTGCCGTTAGATATGCCTGAGGCTCAAGGATATACGCACCAAGCAGGGAAATGGTGGCAGACAAATGAGAAAGCTGAAAACTTGGGCAATTTGCCAACGGGATACTATGACCAACTTCTGGGCGGCAAGAACCTTGATTGGATTAGATGTTATGCTGAAGGCAAATACACGTTTGTGCAAGAAGGTCGTCCTGTGTGGCCCGAATACAACGACGAACTTATGGCAACGGATTTAGAAGCTAACCGTTCGGTGCCAATACAAGTGGGCATTGACTTTGGATTAACGCCAGCTGCGATATTTGCCCAACGAATGAAGAACAATACCTGGCACGTTTTACATGAGCTAGTGACGTTTGACATGGGATTGGAGCGCTTTTGCTCAATGCTAAAGTCTGAATTAGAAAGTCACTTTCCCGGCTTTGATACGATGATATGGGGCGACCCGGCTGGTATGGCACGGGACCAAATCTATGAAACTACGGCGTTTGACCACCTCAAGACTCACGGGATTTTGGCTAGGCCAACCGCAACAAACGAATTTAGAACCCGACGCGAGGCAATGGCGATACCAATGGGGCGATTGATAGATGGTAAACCTGGGTTTCTCATTGATAAAAAATGTATGCGGCTTCGCAAAGCCTTGATTGGTGGATATCATTTTAAGCGCGTTGCGATGGGCGCTGGACAAGAACGATTTAGGGATGCACCCAATAAAAACGAACACTCACACGTCGGGGATGCAGCTGGATACTGCTTGCTGGGGTCCGAGCATAAGATTATGACCCGTTCTCCTATGCGAAACCGGCAATCTGTCCAGGCAAAGGTACTTGATTTTGACGTATTCGGTTAGAACTCTCACCAATGTTCTTGATATTCAAACACCCAGAGACAAACTATTGCAATTTCACATGGGGCATTACGACATTCTTGAGAAAAATGACTTTGATTTAAAGAATTTAGAGGACTTTCCTGACTACCGCAGCTATTTTGAGGGCATTGCAAGCCAAGGAATAGCCTATACTTTTGTCATTGATGAGAAAATTATGGGTATCTTCGGTGTTTTTGAACTTTGGCCTGGGGTCTATGAGTTCTGGATGATACCGGCACGCGATTTAAGGACCAAAACAATGCGTTTTCATCGCAAAGTGATACGGTTTTTTGACTATTTTTTTGCAAAAACACGACCAAAAAGGGTCCAGTTCACTGTTCATTCACTAAATTTTCACGCAGACACCTGGGCAGAACGGTGTTATTTTAAGAAAGAGGCCGTCATGGAAAAATATGGTCCTGATGGCGCGGATTATTTTATGTACGCGAGGTTTAAATAATGTCAGGGATTATAAAAAAGTTAAAACCAAAGGCGCCAGCGATTGACCCCAGCGTTAATCAGCGCATTTCCGAAAATGAAAAGGCAGCAAAAGCCGAAGCTGACAAAAGAAACGCCGCCTTACAGCAACGATTAACCCGAAAAAGCCCTAGAGCGCAGTTAATGGATACCACGGTAAGCGACCCGTTTGGAGCCGAAGGCAGAATGACAACAACTCGGCTGCTAGGCGGCTCTGGGCGAAACCCACGGGGATAGTATGAAGCAATATCTTAGAAACCCCAAGCATCGGGAGCATCACGAAGATGAAAAAAGTCAAAGGGGCCAAAAGGCCATTGAAAGCAAAAATGCAGTCGAAGAGTCGGGCGATGAAGGCGACGATTAAAAAATACGTTAAGAAAAAAGGGTATTAGAAATGGCACTTTCCGTTGAAGTCCTAAAAAAGCGTTTTAAAAAAGCTACTGCCCATAAAGACCAGTGGCGGTCAATTTATGAGGAAGCGTATGAGTACGCTCTTCCCATGAGAAATCTTTATGATGGGTATTCGGAAAGTGTGCCTGGACAAAACAAAATGAAAAGAGTGTTTGATAGTACGGCTATCCACTCGACCGCAAGATTTGCAAACAGAATACAGTCTTCATTGTTCCCACCGCAACGCAGCTGGTGTCGTTTAGAGCCAGGCAACGAAATACCAGCGGAAAAACAAATACAAGTACAGCAAGTCTTGGATATGTACACCGAAAAAATGTTTGGCGTTATGGCTCAGTCTGGTTTTGATTTGGCAATGGGTGAGTTTTTACTTGACCTAGCTGTGGGAACAGCTGTTTTGATGATAACGCCTGGGGACGAGATAACACCTATTCGTTATACAGCGGTTCCGTCATATCATGTTACTTTTGAAGAAGGTCCAAACGGGACAGTCGATACAGTTTACCGTGAATTGCGTAGACCCTACCGCGTTTTGGAACGTGAATTTCCGGATATTAAGATTCCTAAAGAAATATCTGACCGATACAAGGATGATACAACTAAAGAAATAGACTTGATTGAGGTTACCTATACGGAAAAGAACTATATCCACTACTGCATTTTTACTAAAGAAGGCGACTCTAAGCTTGTTGAACGAGATTTAAAAAGTTTCCCGTGGGTTGTTAGTCGATACATGAAAGCAAGCAACGAGCGTTATGGTCGGGGTCCCGTGCTGTATGCCCTGCCGGACATTAAAACGCTTAACAAGGTTGTTGAACTAACACTTAAAAACGCCAGTATATCAATCGGCGGTGTCTTCACAGCTGTCGATGATGGAGTTTTAAACCCACAAGCTATTTCAATTGTACCTGGAGCAGTGATTGGTGTCTCCTCAAACGGTGGGCCAAGAGGTCCATCCCTTCAACCTCTTCCGAGAAGTGGAGATGCCAATACCAGCCAAATACTAACAAATGATTTGCGTATGCAAATAAAGCAAACTCTGCTTGATACCTCATTGCCCCCAGATAATATGTCAGCGAGGTCAGCAACTGAGATTGTTGAGAGGATGAAGGAACTGTCACAGAATATGGGTGCAGCTTTTGGACGACTAATTTCTGAGACAATGTATCCAATTGTTCGACGAACGCTTGAGCTTATGGATGAATTAGGAATGATTGACTTACCGTTAAAGGTAAATGGATTACAGGTTAATGTTACACCAATATCGCCTCTAGCAATGGCTTCCAACATGGATAAAATTAACGAGGTTATGCAATTCTTACAGATTTCTCAAGCATTAGGTCAGACAGGTCAAACGCTTGTTAAGATGGACGCGGTCGGTGATTACATCGCGGACCAACTTGGAATACCAGCAAACCTGAGAACAACACCAGAAGAGCGCCAAGCAATGCAAGAGCAAATGGCAGCACAAGCTGAAGCTATGATGGCTGCACAAATGGCGCAAGCCGGTGGTGAAGCACCACCACAACAAGGAGAGCAACCTGTATGAACCAAGCAGAACGCATTAGGAGCATAAACGATATCGGTTGGGACGGCGTTGATGCGTCCCCTACCCTAAAATTTGAGAATAAAGACCTCCAGCAAGAGCTTGATATGCTGTTTAAGCGAACATTTACAAGCGAAAGTGGAATTAAAGTTCTTCAACATTTAGAGAGCATAACACTAGACCAACCTTCTTGGGTGCCAGGTGCTGATAGTAGCTATGGTTTTAGCCGTGAGGGTCAAAATAGTTTAGTGCGCGAAATCAAGCAAAGGATGAAAAGAGCAGATGAACGAACAGGTTGAGCAAATACAAGAAGAAACAGCTGCGCCAATGCCCAATGGCTTAATGGACGGCGTTAAAAGTGAAGATACTGAGGCAGCAAATGAAGAAGAACTGTTAGCGCCGCACTTAGAAGAAGGCGAGGAAGAGGCAAAAGAAGCTGAGCCGCTGGAACGCCCTGACTGGTTTCCTGAGAAATTCTGGAATGAAGAAGATGGCTTTGAGTTAGAAAAAATGACTAAGTCATATGAAAGCCTAGAAAAAGCATTTAGCCAGGGTAAGCATAAAGCACCAAAAGAGTATGATACAAAGGTTCTTGATGATGCAGGGTTTCAAAAAGAAGACCCAATGGTCGATGCGTATTTAGGTTGGGCCAAGAAATTTGGTGTTAATCAGGCAGCGTTTGACGAGCTTGCCGGAACAATAGCCGAAATTGGTGGTGAAAACACGGCACAAATCCAGCAAGATTATGAAACAGAGATTAAAGCTCTTGGTCAAAATGCAAATGAAATTATCCAGAGCAATGTGAATTGGTCTGATGGTTTGTTGCGAAAAGGTGTTATTACTGAGGCTCAACGTGCGGAGATAAATGTTTGGGGCGGCACAGCTGAAGGGCAGCGTTTGCTGCAAACAATGCGTAGCCTTACAGGTGATATGACGCAAATGCCAACAATAGCTGTCAGTGATGAGGCGTTAAGCGAGTCTGATTTCCAAGCAGAAATTGACTCTATGATGGCTGACCCTCGCTACGGTTCAGACCCCAAATTTAGTAATGATGTTGCTCGAAAAATTTACAGAAGGCGTGGCGAAAGCTTCCCTGGATAACTTTTATAGTTTAGGTTCTTTACAAAACACGCGTTTTAGTATAACGAAATAATAACTGATAACCTTTTGGCCAGTTGTGAAACACATTCACCAGGCCGGAGCCTTCTCCGACAACCAGGTTCATTTTGAAACTTTAATGGAGAAGTAATATGAGTACAGGACTCAGTACAGCCTTCGTCCAACTTTTTGACTCTGAGGTCAAGCAAGCTTACCAAGCTACCTCAAAGCTCCAAGGAGTTTGTCGGATGCGTAACGGTGTTGTCGGAAGCACTGTAAACTTTCCGAGCGTGGGTAAAGGCACTGCAAGTGTTCGAACCCCACAAACAGATGTTGTTCCTCTGAACACAGCTTTTGCAACTGTATCTGCCACAATGACAGACTACATTGCAGCTGAGTATTCAGACATTTTCAATCAGCAAAAAGTTAACTTCGACGAACGTCGAGAATTAGCCGAGCTAGTTGGTAATGCTATTGGACGACGACAAGACCAAATCATCCTTGATGCTATCGCAGCAGCAACCGCTGGAACCACCGTTGCAAACACGGTTGTAACTAGTGGCAGCGCTGCGGCTTCAGACATGAATGTTGGAAAAATCATAGCGGCTGCGAAAGCACTTAACGCTGCAAATGTTCCAGCGGCGGATAGGCATTTGGTTATGCACGCTAATGGTCTAGCATCTTTGCTTGCCGATGAAAGAGCCGTAAGCGCAGATTATGCGTCGATTAAAGCTCTGTCTCAAGGCGGTGGAAATGTTGGTTCCTTCATGGGATTCACAATCCACGTTCTAGGCGATATGGACGAGGGTGGAGTAGCAATAGACGGTTCTAGTGACCGAACAAACTTTGCTTTCCATAAATCGGCTATAGGCTGTGGCGTGGGAATGGCTCCTTCAACCAAAATCGACTTTATTCCAGAAAAAACATCTTTTCTTGTTGCTTCTACCCTTTCAATGGGTGCGGTTGCAATTGATGCAAATGGAATCGTTGATATAACAACAAGGGAGTCATAATCATGGCATTTGCAAGAGCCGGCTGGGGACCAATAGGCGGTCAATCCCTTAAAGGAAAAGTCCCTGCGATGTGGAGTTACACATCAACTGACGCAAAAACAGTTATTGATGGAGCAGGTTATTTTAACGATGTTTCAGACGATGTGACTGTTGGCGACATTATCTACTCATGGGCATCTACTGGAGGAACAGCAACTGCGAGTTGGCACGTTGTCGTTTCTAACGCTTCTGGAGTAGTGGATTGCGGAGATGGGGTCACTATCGCAGTGACCGATTCCGACTAAAGAATGTGGTGGGGGCGGTCTTCCGCCCCTTCCCTCTTTTTATTTTAGGAGAAGAATATGGCAGCTGGTGATTCAAGTGTAGGAATTGTTAACAAAGCGTTACTTCTTCTAGGAGCCGAACCGATTACTTCTTTCACAGACGGTTCAGCTGCCGGTGCTGCGGCAAACACAATTTATAATGAAGTAAAACTAACGACACTTGGAATGTATCCTTGGTCCTTTACAATAAGCAAAGGTACTTTAGCACGTTCGACAACAACTCCCAATAATGAGTGGACGTACGAATATACACTGCCAAACGATATGCTCACTGGTGTTCCTAGAGCTGTTCGTTCTTCCTCAATAGCTGGTGCTGGAATTGTTAAGGGTTGGGAAATTGGACAATCCACAGATGGCAATACTGTTTTGTTTACCGAAGAAACTGAAGTTCATATTGATTACCAAAAATCTGTGGGTGAAGGCTCTATGCCAACGTATTTTGTACAATTACTTGCGTATCAAATGGCGTGGCATCTAGCGGAAGTTATAACAGACCAAACTACAAAGATGGAGCATTGGAAAGCCGTGGCGATTGGTACGCCTGGCGAAGGGATGAGGGGTGGGTTTTTTAGGCAAGCTGCCAATATAGACTCAGCCGGTCAAACACCTCAAGTAATATCTGATTATATGTTAGTGGATGTCAGATGAGCAGAGTACAGCAATACCAAGCTGGCTTTACTACAGGTGAGTTAGACCCATTACTCCGTGGGCGAATTGACCTTGAGCAATATTATTCGTCCGTAGCAACAGCTGATAACGTGTTGTTTGAACCGCAGGGTGGCGTATCCCGAAGACCTGGGACTAAATTTTGCTTTGATGCAACAGCTGACAATGCGTCGAACGGCACGATACTTATTCCCTTTGAGTTCTCAACCACGCAAAACCTAATGATATTAGCGTCTGCCTACAATACAGCTTCAACAATACGCTTTAGATTCTTTATCAATGGTGTTGTACAAACAAACATCAATGGAAGTGGAAATGATTATTTGGACAGAGCAGTAGGTACGCTGTATTCTGTGTCTGCTTTTGATATTTCTAAGCTTTATTTCACGCAGAATATGGATACTTTGGTTTTTACCCATGAAAATTTTATACCGTTTACACTGACGCGAGGTGCAAACAACTCAACGTGGACGCTAACAAGTTTAGATTTTACCACAGCCCCAGAAAAAAACGCACCCTACTATGTGTTTACTGAAAGCATTTCTCAACCTTCTGCTACGCTTACACCCTCGGCTGTCTCTGGCTCAATAACTCTTACTGCATCAGCTGGGGTTTTTAGCAGTATTAACAATCAAAGAATACGAGCTAAAACTGGCTTTGGCATTGCCAAGATAATTTCTCTGCAAAGTAGTACGGTTGCTAATGCAATTACTGAAGTTCCCTTTATGTCTACGGCTGCGATTGCGTCGGGAGATTGGGACTTAGTAACGGGCTGGGAGTCAGCTTTTAGTGCAACCCGTGGTTGGCCTCGTACTTGTACATTCCACGAAGGACGGCTTTATTTTGGTGGAACAGCACAATTACCGGCGACCTTGTTTGGTAGTAAAATAAGTGATTTTTATAATTTCTCACAGGCTGAAGCCTTAGACGATGATGCAATTATGGTGACGCTAAATACGGATTCCGTAAATGCAATTACTGCCATGCGGTCTGGTCGAGACTTACAAATTTTTACAACGGGTGGTGAGTTCTTTATTCCTCAATCGAACCTCGACCCTATTACACCGGCAAACATTGTAGTGAAATCCACAACCAGACGCGGTTCTAAACCTGGCATTCGGCCTCAAGCCGCTGAAGGTGGTACACTTTTTATTCAGCGCCAAGGTAAAGCGTTACGCGAAATGATTTTTTCAGACACTGAAATATCCTATGTGGCGAACAACATTAGTCTACTTTCCTCCCACCTGATAGTTGACCCACAAAGGATGGCCCTGAGAGCCGCTACAGACACTACTGAGGGCGACTTGCTCCTTATCGTCAATGGCAGTGACTCAACTGGCTACAGGGCCGCTTCAACGGGTTTTACAGGAACCCTCGCAGCTTTCATGTTGAACCGAGGACAACAAATAGTGGCCCCGTCAACGTGGACAACCGATGGTGATTTTGTAGATGTCGGCGTTGATATAGACCAAATTTATACTGTTGTGAAACGAACCATCGGGGGAGCTGCAAAATACTATGTCGAAGTTTTTGATGATGATAGAACAACGGATAGTGCAATACAGTATTATACAAGCCCTGTATCTCCCGACCAGGCAAAGCCGAGCAACACAACAGCCGGTGGATTAGCGCATTTAAACGGAGAAGTTGTTAAGATAATTAGAGATGATATTGTGGATGCTGATTTTACGGTGTCCGGCGGTAATGCAACTCTTGGCGGCGTGCCATCTGTCTATGCAGAAGTTGGGTTAAACTATACGATTACACTGACAACAAACCCCTTTGAGCCAAGGCTTCCTTCGGGAACAGTGGCATCACAAAAACGCAGAGTGCTAGAGGTAACTCCTCGCCTGTATCGTTCACAAAATATTACAATTAATTCTAGGACTATTCCTCTGCAAACCTTGCCTATTAGTGGCTTGGGTAAAGTGCCAACGTTTACTGGCCTCAAAAAAACAAAGGGATTTCTGGGATATTCCACGGATGCACAAATAACAATTAGCCAAGACCAGCCGGTATTTTTTACGGTCTTGGCCCTAGATTTTAAAGTGAGTATTTAATGACCGCAGTTTTATCAACAATAGGAACAGTGGCTGGCACGTTGTTACAGTCAAACGCAGAAGCAGCGCAGTATGAAGCCGAAGCACAACAGGCAATCGTTCAAAGCCGCGTATCGGCTCTTAATTATGAACGAGAAAGCAACGCAATTAAAGAACGTGTTTTAGCAAATATCGCCAGCAGTGCTGCTAGGTCAGCTAGTGGTGGTATTTCTCCTTATGAAAGTGGGTCAAGCGGTCATTATCTTAATCTAGCAAGTTTATCCGCAGCTTCTACAGATAGTCGAATAGCGCTGAACAATGCAGAAATAGCTCGCAAAATGGGTAAATTCCAAGAAGCTCAGTATTTCTCCGCAGCTCGTACAACACGCCGATTTGGTAAAATTGCTGCTGTTACTAAAGGCGCTATAAACATTCAAGAAATGGCTAGTTATTCTGGGGGAGCACAAAAGTAATGGCGCGTAACAGTCCATATCAACGAGCTAGAATGGGTCTATCGGTTCCTAAGATAGATTTTGCCGCAAGCAAGGCAACAGCGCGTGGGTTTGCTAATCTTACACAAGCGCTCGACCGTATGACCTCGCAGATAATGGACCGTGAAAAAATAAAAGCTAAAGCAGCTGGAGAAGATTACGGTGCAGAAAATGCCCCAACAAACAAGCAAATTGAAGACGCGTTTAAAACGGGTGAAGATGTTACAATACCTGGAGATAAAGGCGGTTCTCTCTTTGAGCGCTCCGCTTATGCGTCCGGAGCCCAAGTTATTTCAGACCAAATTTCAGTACTAGCTAGAAAAACTATTTCGGAAAAAGTAAACGAAGCAAACTTAAATGAGCATCCACCTAGCTGGCTTTTAAACGAAATAAACATTATTACTGATGGTTATTTTAAAACCCTTGATGAAACAGACCCAAAATTAGCAAAAGGGTTTAGAGCCGAAACAGCTGCCATTGGTAATTCTCAATATAATGCGTATTCAAAGCTTTATATCGCGCAAATTAAAGTAAAAGATAAAGCTATTTTCGAGTCTGGTCTTGATACAGAATACAATAAAATTCTGCCGCGTCTTTTTGATATGGGTATTAACGTAAGTGCAGACCCTAACGATGAATTTTTTGTGCCAGCAACTGTTAATTTAATAAACGGTTTAAAGCAAAGAACAATAGATGCGGCTGTTAGAGCTGGTTACACTCGAAGTGAAATTATTGGTTTAAGAACTGAATATGATAAAAGAATACAAGAGGCCGCTACAGCTTATATTGGCGATGCAATAAGGGACTCAGACGATAAGTTTGGAATGTACACAGATATTTTAGATGGAAATGTTTCGGCAAACTTAAAAGTTGCGTTAGACATTGCCGATAATGGTATAAAAGGTTCAGCCGAAAAAGCTGCTAGAGATGCTTGGACGCAAAGTTACGAAGATGAAAGTTTTGTTGAACAACAAAAAAAGAAATTCCGCACTCAACTTATGGATGAGGTAAATGACAAATTAGTTCCAAGCTTAAAAATAATGGCAATAGACCCTGTTGTTGGAACTGAAGAATATTTGGAAGTAATAGACTCCTACATGGAGCGCATCCCAGAATTAGCCTCAGAACTTTTAGTGTTACGAGAAAAAGTAACAAGTCTAACCGCAAACGGAAACGTATTTAATATTCCGATTAAGTCAAACGATTCAACTATAGCAGAATTAGAAATCATGTTAAGTTCGCAGAACGCTGTTGGAACTGGTGATAATCAAATAAACCTAGCAATGTTACAAGGTTTATTCTTGGATTCCAGATTAACCACCGAAGATTTTTCTAAATATTCAGACATTATTCGAGCAAGAATGAATACTGATTTTTCCAATGCAATGAAAACTGCCAGAGGTCGATTACAAATCCCAGATGGTATGATATTCGATTTTGGACCAAACAATGATTACAAAGACAGAATGAATAAGTTGGGTGAAATTGAAGCAGATATGCTCAAGGCTCAACGAACTGACCCTAACTTCATTGCTTCAGAATGGATGGATGCAAACTTAAGTCAGTATATAGAATCTACAGATGATGAAGAGGTAAAAGCGCTTCAAAATTTATTGGATGATAATGACCGTACAAAAAAACAATTAGAACAAGAGTTAAACGGTAAAATAAACAAACAACGACGCGAAGAAATAAATAGAATATTTCGGGCTGCGTTGGATGACCGTACGACAAAAAAGGATAATTGGTTTGACTGACGATTGGACAAAAACACTTATTGAAATGAAATCAGAAATACCTCCTGATTTTATGTACCGTGACCCTATTACAGGCGATGCGACAAACGGATATGGGGAAATACCTTTGCCTTGGGGTGAGTATCCAGAAGGTATGGACGTTGATGGTGAAGAAGCTGCGGCATATGATTTAAACCGTGGTCGTATATTAATGATACCCTCTCAGACTTTTGACCAACAAAACTTAGGAAAGATTGTTGCTCAAGAGCAAGGCACAGAACTAAACGACCCTCATTTTATAACAGCATCGCGTATTTTACATGATTATTTAAATGACTACAAAACTGAGAATTTTGTTAGAAGTGAAAATAACACTGGAACATTTGCTAATGTTAATGAGTCTAATGTTTACCGTGTAGCAGCTGAAGAGGCAAACACTCCCGAAGTTGAAAATTCTGAATATTATGCAAATTGGGGTCATAGTTTTATGAACCGTTTTAATATGAACTTAACGGCAATGGGAGTAAATACGGCTCAATTATATGATGCCCCTCCTGGTGTTCATCGAGCTATGTATTATTTGTTAGAGACTTTTGACCGTGAAGGAATGACGGCTGGTAATATTGCTAAAGGTTTTGGCAATTTAGCAATGGACCCCTTTTCTTGGGTTGGGCTTTCAACACTTGGATTTGGTGTGCTAGGAAAAGCTGGATTAAAAAAAGTAACCAAAGAAACATTGTCGGCATTTTTACAGGACTCTATGTCAAAGAACGCTGGTAAACTTGCTATCTCTATTGCAAAAGCGCCAAAATCAGCAATTGGGTTAGAGGGTGGTTTTTATACTGCTGCCGACAATCTTATGAGACAGAATGTTGCAATACAAGCAAATCAACAAGATGGCCCTAACTATGCTGAAGCTGCCGCAATGTTTGGCTTGGGATTAGGCGGCGGCAATGTTTTAAAGAATGTTATGGATGTAGCGCCAAGGGCAGTAAGTTCAGCGGTCAATACAACAAAAAATAAATTAAGTGATATGGGCGAAAACGCACAAGCACGCCTTGATGCTAACGAAAACACTACAACTCTTTCATCGATGGGTGGCGGTGAGATTGATAAAGCAATAGATACTGGCATTGCTAAAGTAGGACAGAGGTTTGCTGATTCCCAAGCCCGATACTTTGAGACAGGTCGCTTTGAACCACCTACAGCTGAAGCGCCGGTATCGATTGTAAAACCAACTGAGGCAGAACCTGGCATTATAGCGTTTCATGGCTCTGGAGCAGATTTCGATAAATTTGAACTTAGTATGATTGGAACAGGCGAAGGCAACCAAGCTTTTGGTTACGGCCTTTATTTTACTGATAACGAGGACATAGCTAAGTTTTATAAAGACAGTATGCAAAAAGAGCGCAGCTATATAAAATTAGATGGAAAAGAATTAAGTGTTTTCACTACGGATAATAAAGAAAAATTTTCTGAATATATAAAAAATAATTTTTCAGAAGATAATTATGCCGATGTTTTGTTAGTATTAAGTAATTTAGGACAAAGAATTGTTTCAATAGATGACGCAGACCAAGTGGCGTTTAGCTCTATAAGTCCAATTCAAGAACAAATTTATAAAAAATTAAAAAAAGACATTACTGAGCCAGGCAAAATCTACAAAGTCGGCCTTGCTCCGCAGCTAGATGAACTTATTGATTATGATGCACCATTAAGCGGTCAAACTGACAACGTAAGAAAATTATTAGAACCAATTTATGAAAAATATGGTGTTGCTGAAACAGATGATTTTGCAACCTTACAAAGTAGTATCCCAAGATTAATGTCGCAAAGTATGCTTTCTGAAGAACTATCAAACGCCGGACTAAAAGGCATCAAATATCGTTCCTCAAACAGTCGAACTCAGTCAACTGGGGATGCTAACCCAGAACAAAATTATGTTATATTTGATGACAGTATGATTAAAATTATGGAGAAATATGGCATTGTCGGGCCAGTTGCAATCACAAGTCTAGCGGCTTCAAAAGGTAGGGAACAAGATGGCAATTAACAGAGAAACCTTGATAGAAGAAGAAGTTCCGCTAACAGACGTAAATGCGGATGCTGATGCTATTGCTTTAGATTCTGGGCTAGATTTGATTGACGAAACAGAGCAGCCACCCGTTGAGGTTGCTATGGGCAGAGTTCCACAAAAGATTGGTGAGAATACCGCTCAAAAGGTAGGCGATGCCATAAACCGTCCAGTGAGAAGACAAGGGGAAAATCCTCTAGCAACATCTACTAAAAAAGTTCCGCTTGCAGACCCGTTGGTTAAAACGGATGGTGGTAAAGTTTACATTAGACCCATCTCAGAAGAAGAGAGAATGTCTATTGATACATTTTCAAAGGTAGACCCGGACTTTAAATTAGTTATTCCTAACCTAAAAATGATAGCAGAAGCAGCTGCTAAAGACCCAGATAACGCTGTTGAGGCAAGTACAGCTGAATTGCAAAAATTAATTGGTGCTATTTTTGAAACATATAAGGCAACGCCGTTTAGAGATGGTACTTGGTTAAGACAAAATAGAACACTTAAAGACGTTGTTAAAGAAGCTGAAAACATTGACGCGGTTGATATATTTTTACAATTACTTCAGCGTGAGCCAGGGGCTAGAACTTTTACACCAGCTGAGAACTTTGCAGCGTCTAAGGTTGTTGTTTCAATAGCTGCACAAGTTTTAGACGCTAAAAAAGCTTACAGGTTATCAGGAAAAGCTAACGATAAAGCAAAATACGCACAGCTCATAGCCCTACAAGCAGCATCTCAAATGCAATTAGCTGGTTTAAAATCTGACGCTGGTTTTGCTTTTGTTGCTCAGAAAATAATAGTAACGCCATCCAAAGCGTATATGGACCAAATGCAAGCGATATTAGAACGCGCTGGCCCTGATGGACCTCAAATTAATAAAAGACCACCTGGTGCAACAGCTGAGATTGATGAAACAAACCAAGGCATATATTTTGAGCAATGGGGTGGCGAAAACAAAGTAAACGAATTTATCTCAATGTATGAATCATTGCCTGATGAGCGAACAAAGATGATGTTTGCAAGAGGCGTTGTGTCTAAGTTTGGCGCTGTAATGACAGAAATTTATACATCGGCTTTATTATCTAACCCCCTCACCCATGCGTATAACGCAGCTGGTAATGGCGTAATGATGGAGCTGCAAGTTTTTGATAAACTTATAAGCTCAATGGTTCATTTAAATCCTAACGAAGCACGCCAAGCCCTTGCAATGCTAACAGCTCAAGCCAAATATATGCCTCAAGCTTTACGCGCTGGTTGGTTTGCTCTTAAGCATGAAAGGTCAATGTCTGGTGGAATTAACTCCAAATTTGACAACCAAATGAATGTTATCAGCGCAAAGGGCTTTAATTTGCGACGACGAGGTGATGGTGGAGAAGGCAAAGAGGCAGCAGCTGCGCTGTTCCTTGACGGTTTTGGCGCTCTTATGAGGCTCCAAGGATTTAGACCAATGATAGCCGCTGATGA